GTGCCCCCGTAACCAAAAGGAGATTGTATGAGTTTTGACTATGTGAAGAATGCAGCTGCGCTTCCTCGAGATTCGAGGGACGTAACTGCAGTGCAAAGGTTGATTCTGGACCCCATTTTTGTGGCCCATTTCGACTCTAGCAACGGGGTGGGTAGCATTGATCTGCTTTTAAGCAGTCCTGCTTACCGTCCCGCTCTCTACTTAGGCATCGCTCATCATGCTAGCCAATACCTGATTCGTCAGGTAACTGGCCAGTATTCTCCTTAGGTTTAGGAGCACCACCCGCGCAGGATAACTGCGATATTTGACTCGGAGGATTTTATGGTTTCCACTGTTAATCGTTCTAACCTCTGGCTCTTTAAATTGAGACAGAAGGCTTCCAATGATGGCGTTCAGTACTTGAATACAACGAGTGAATTTGTTGTTACTAGTACTGATTTCGTCACCAAAGGGGAGAACATTAGCAATTGGAAGTGGCTTATAGCCAATGGGCTAGATGCCACCACTTCGATGGTAGGAAAAGAGACCTCTATTCGCTTTGTAAGCGGAGGGAGGTTTTTTCATCGTGTGGAATACGATGGGAACGGAGTTCCCATCCATGACCTCACGACCGACAGATCGGGATATAATCATGTCCCGATCTTACTTCCATCTGGTGATCCTGATCTTCTCTCAGAGTCTGTAGCCAAAAATAAAGCCTTGGTTAAGTTTAACCAACGAGCCTATGGTATATCCCACCGATTCCAAGGTGGTGTATTTCTAGGCGAACTTGCGCAAACTATCCACGGGATTAGGCATCCTGCAGAAGCGCTGACTAAGGGTCTTTCTGCCTATAATAGGGCAGCGAAGAAGCTGCAAGATAGTTTACGGAAACGTATTCTATCCTCAAGAGACCCATGGTCGGCACGGAACAGGGCCCTCATTCGTGAGGGTTCTCGCTCCGTCTCAGGTTTATGGCTCGAAAACTCATATCACTGGCAGCCGCTGCTACATGACGTCGATGACGCCATGAACGCTTTTGCTGCTAAGATTGAGTCGAAACCGCGATTCCAGAGGATCAGCTGTCAAGGTACGGATTCGCACCTTGATGTTGATTCAACCAGCACTGAAGTAGACGCCCCATTTACATGGGTCGTCCTCGTCAAGCAGGTCTCTGAAGTCTCGGTTACCTTTCGGGGTGCCGTAGGGGTTGAGTATGGGAACCCAGTTCCGACGAACGCTGCCCTCTGGGGTTTTGACCTCAGAAGCTTTGTTCCGACGATGTGGGAACTCATGCCCTATTCCTTCCTAATCGATTATTTCACCAATATTGGTGACATAATCTCCGGGTGGTCGTACGGAGGGCATAACATCCGTTGGTGTAATACTTCCACAAGGAAGACTATCACACTAACTGATAGGACCGGTGCGGTTTATATCGCGCAGGCCCCAGTAGGTTATTCCTTCAGTACTTCCTTCAGGCGACACTCGGCGACCAGCTATCGTAAGAGCATCTCCAGACAAACGTACTCGGGAAGTTTCATCCCGATGCCTGAATGGAGGGTTCCAACGTCTACCAAGAAATTGTTAAATGTTGGAGCCTTAATTGCTCAAAAAGTAGCTGGTTTTCTTTAACCCGTAAGTAGGATGAATCATGTTCAATCCAGCCTCTCCGGTTACTGGTGGCCCAATCACCAGCTTCACGTCCCCCACATACACATTGGTAAGCGATTCCGCTCCCGATGTGAATGGTGTCGCGTTTGCGGTTTCCGCCGTAGGCGGTACGCAAGCAGGGGTACTGATATCCAGTGCGTCGAACCCGTTCACAGTATTGTTCACCAGGCCAAAGGTTCTTCGAACCCTCCCGGCGGTCAATGCGAACGGCATTCTGAGCAGCGTCCCGCGTAACGTCTACACTTTGTCGGTCAAGAAGGGCGTTTTGCCCCTCGCTGGCCAGCCGAATGTAGCCGCTCTCGGCAAGATCGAATTTTCGGTCCCTGCCGGGTCAGATTTGGCTGACAAGCCCAATCTGTCCGCGATGATCAGCCTTTTGGCTGGTCTACTGTGGGAGCAATCGAATGAAATTGCCGACTCCTTAGTCGCCGGTTCTCTGTAATAGAGTCCCGATGGCTATTGCACCTTTTTGGTGCTGAGTCGTCTTTTCCGTTCCGCGACCGTACGGTACTTACCGTTGATCGTGTTGCTCTAAACACTGGAGATTAGTATGTCGATAACGACAACCGCTCTTTACAGTTCACTCACCGATGACCTTCGGAGCCGTTCTAACTATGCGTCGGAGCTTTATGAACTCCTCAAACATGGTATGGACTCCCGAGATGTTCAGAATCTTCTGAACTCATGGGATTTGGCCCCTGGTATTTCTCCCGTTGAGGCACAATGTCTACGTCTTCTACAGTCGATTCTCAAGAAGTACAAATCTTCCGAAGAGTCAACTGAGGAGCAAGACACTGCAGCTCTAAACAAGTTCCTAGCTGTTAACAATCAGCTAAGCTTATGGGAGTGTTTACCGAATACGTCTGGAGACGAAGAGTTGATAGGTTCCGTTAAGGAGCATATCTACCACTTCTGGAATCCCTCGGGATTCCCTCTGGTTTCCAATCCTCTAGCGATTTTAGATCGCGGAAGAACTGGGCCTGGAGCCTCCATAGGTTCGCATGGGGAGGACTTCTATACAAAGATGTTCTCCTCTCCGCTTACCTATACGTCAGAAGGTCTGCTCAGCTTATACGAGTGGTGGACATCCGAACAACCCAATACGAGTGACGCCGAAGTTCTAAGGCGTCGTGAGTACGGGGATGGTAGAACCACCAGTGAGAATCGACTTTCTTTTGTCCCGAAAGACGATACCACTTCTAGGACCATAGCGACTGAGCCCTCGTTGAATATGTTTTTTCAACTTGGGCTAGGAGCAATCCTAACTGATAGGTTAAATTCCTTCTTTGGAATCGATCTATCAAGTCAGCAGCTATGGAACCAGCAGTCCGCGCTAATTGGTAGTAAATGGACGAACGAAAATCCGTCCTATGTTACTATCGACCTGTCGAGTGCCTCTGACAGTCTAGGTTTGAAACTCCTAGACTACTTCCTACCACCTGATTTTAATCAGATGTTGAGAAGGTTGAGGTCTCCTCGTGGGCTTATGCCCGACGGGCGCGTGGTCGAGTATAACATGATGTCTACGATGGGAAACGGTTATACGTTTCCTTTGCAGACCATGCTATTCTCTTGCATCGTCGTTACCGCTATAAAATCTCTCGGTTTGACACCCGAGCGGCCTTCTTCCTATCAGGTTCCTTCCGGCAGTCCTGCCAGTTGGGGCGTATTTGGTGATGACATTATTTGTCACCACCGCGTACATCGGAGAGTCTTACGGCTCCTCGATCTGATGGGTTTTAAGGTTAACGGTAACAAGACCTTTGTTGATGGTCTTTTTCGAGAGTCTTGTGGTCATGACTATTTCGATGGTCATGATGTTAGGGGCGTCTATATAGACTCTCCTCTCGTATCCACTGAGGCTCTTAATGTCGCTATCAACAGTCTCGTGTCCTGGTCTTATAAGACTGGTATCCCATTGCCAGTGACTGGGACACTCTTGTGTCGAGAACTCCTACTTCTGGGCAGGATTTATCCTGTTCCGTTGGCAGAAGGCCTTGACGCAGGAATACGAATGCCTCTTGCGACTGTATCTGCGCTTGGGTACACGGCGAAAGCCGATCGTAACCAATCAAAGATTTATCGCAGGATGCTTGCTGCTCCAAAGCAGCTTCGTATCGGGGACGGTTTTATCTCCGTTCCTCGAGGCTCGAAGGGGCGCATTTACAATGCGTCTGGTCTCTTATTGGCCTTCCTTCGTGGCGACGTTAGGTCTGGGCGTATATCTATTAGGCAAACAGATACACGCTACAGAGTCAAAGGGTGCGTGACCCCATATTGGGATTACGTACCTCCTGTCTCTGACCTGATTCGTCAGGCGGGAGATAGGCTTAGAACCTTACGATTGGAGATCGTAAGTGAGCTGTTCCTTGCCTCTTTAACGAGAGGATAGGTTCAGTCTCGGGCCGTCCGTGAGGGCGGGAAGGAAACTTTTTCCTTTGGAG